TGCCGATAGAAAAGCAAATGTCGTATGGAAATGGGACCCCGCGCTTACGCCAAACACAAAAGAAAAGTTAATGCACCACCTGGCCATTGACTATGTAGCAATGTTACAGGGGGCAAAATGAAATTATTTTTATGGGCTTTTTCGTTTGGGCTTATGGGATATATAGCAGAGAAAATTAGCGGCACTGCCGACTATGTTATATTGGGCATTTTGGCTGTTATTGCTATGCAATTAGGCGAAATAAGGGGGCAGAAATGAACTTGTTTTTTGCGTACGTGCTGGCCGTGTGCCCGGCACTTCACACCATTATAGGCGTGCTTCTTTTAGGTTGCTCTATTGTTTGTGTATTCCTAGGGTTAAATTACCTAACAGACCGTATAGGCGGAAACGATGGCTACGTGCGATTTTTAGGATATGCCTTTAAGGTAAGCATAGGTTGCGTTCTTATTCTTTGCTTTTTATGGGCATTAGTGCCTAGCCAAAAGCGGCTTAACGCAATGATGCTAAACTATCACGCCGGATGTGTGGATGTGCGCGACGAATACGGGGTGCAAAAATGAAAAAAGAAAAAAAGAAACTGCTACAAATTGCCATCCAAATAATTGTACCAGGCGGAAAAAACGTAGTAAAGGTGCTAACCGTTTATGATGCCGTGCATAAGATTTCCCGCGCTCTCTGCGCTAGGGAAGAAGGGCCCTGCTCTACCTGCTCCCTAAAAGATACTGATATATGCGAAATAACACGATACGACGAGGACTATATGGCCGCAGCCGCCGACGCATTGCAAGTATTGTTTGACGGAAATATAAAGAGAGTGCTTGCTAAACACCCGGAGTTAAAAGCAGGACTATGAAACCGTGGGTATTTAATAAGAAGTACAACCCGGCCAAAGGGTGCAGCGTGTGCGAACACGGGGAAATGGGAACCTGCGCCCTGGCCAAAAAGGATATACCGATTACGTGTATATCCCAAAACAAGGCGCCGCGCTGGTGCCCAAAGGAGCGTAAAAAATGATTACAACAAAAGAATTGTACGACTGGTCCCGGGAAATAGAAAGGGCGCTGGCCACCGCCAGGGCAGAAATGAAAAAGAACCGCCTGCCCCAGCTGCGCAATTATTATGAACATATCGCAACCTGTGCAGATGCACAACTTTGTATTGTACAGCGGCTTATTAGACAAAGCAACAAAAACGAGGGGGCAAGAAAATGAGCACATTTTTATTATGGATGGGCGTATATGAGATTTTTTCGCTGGGCTTTGTAACTGGTATTTTGCTTGACGACGAGTTCCGCGCGTGCTGGGAAAACCCGGACGATAAAGGAACAGCAGTTTTATTGGCCCCGGTTCTTTTGGCAATGACTGTTATTGTTTTTATTAAATACAAGGTTTTGAAATCAAGAAATTGGAGGTTTCACAAATGAAAAAAGTACCCGTTACCACGCCGCAAGAAATAATTAAGGCCCTGCGTGATGGGCATATTGTTAGAGAGGGAAACGGCGCTTGCGAATATCTGCTGGTAGATGGCATTATATGCCGCCGCATCCACGCGCAAAGACAATATACCATAAATGCGTCTATCCCGTACGAGCCAACATTATACTACGAAGACCGCCAACTTAAAATAGAAGTGGGCCAGGTTTATAAAACACTAAAAGGCAACAAGGTTTTTATTGCAAAGAAAGGCGCACTGTATTATGAGGGGGCCGTAGAGGGTTATACAAATTGCTTTATTTATTACAACGAACACGGCAAGGTTGTGGATAGCCGCGGCAAATGCCACCCCGACAGCGTCTGCCCGGAAGATATACAGGAGGTAAAGGAAAATGAACGATAGATTTAAGTTTAGGGCGTGGGATGAACGAACAAAAACCTGTTTTAACAACGCTATGATTGAAACTTTAGCCCCTATTAGCACGTGGGTAAAAAATGGTTGGGTAGTAGAACAATGCACCGGGCTAAAAGATAAGAACGGTCGGCTTATTTATGAGGGCGATATTATGAAATTAGACAGCGAACAACCCGGCATACATATTGCAAAGGTTATTTATAGAAATGGTTGTTTTGGCTTATCTGCCAAAAAATGGGTATCTCCTTTTAATTTCCTGCAACCGCGTCGTTGGAAAAAAATCGGCAATATCCACGAGAACCCGGAACTTTTGGAGGTAGAAAAATGAAATGCTTTTTTTGTGGACGGGAAGACATCCCGCTTAAATATATTTCCATAAACACGGGCCTTAAAATTTACGAGTGCCCCTGCGGCCATACCACCACAGCCCACATAAACCCTGACGAGGTGGAAAAATGACCGCGCAGCCGGAAGAAAAACTGGGCATTGTGTGGATGCGCCCAGGGCGCCAGCCCGTATATTTCCAGGTATCAGTGGACCTGGCCAAAAAGAAAATGACGGCTGCCATCCGGCGTGCCGAAAAACACGGATATTGTTTTGCGGAAGAAAAAGCAAAAGCCGCCCTGGACGGACTTTTGCAGAACAAAAAGAATAATCGGTAAAACCGATTTTCTAAAAGGAAGTGTCTATGAACAAGGGATATATCAAACTATGGCGCAGCGAAGCCGACATCCCGCAGTTATGGGAAAGCGCTTTACTGTTTAGTACCTACCAAAAACTTAAAATGCTGGCCGACCGCACGGACTGGGCGGTGGCTATCCCTGTGCGCAAACTGGCTACCCGGATGGGTATGTCAGTAGATACACTGCGCAAAGCCACGGCAGAACTGGCCCGTATAGGGCTTATACGCTGCGGCCAAACGGACGAGGGAGTAAGCCGCTTTGAACTGGTATTTATGGATAACGAGCCCGATTTTAGCCAGGTATCTATGCGGGTGCCTGTGGCCAAAAAAGAGCCCAAACCTGTACTAAAAATTAGTACGCCGCCTGTACTAAATTTTAGTACAACAAATACCCCTAGCGTACTAAATTCTAGTACAACCCCTGTACTAAATTTTCGTACACCATTATATAGAGAACAAGAAAGAGTAACTAACAATAAAACTACTACCCCCTTACTATTCCCCCAAGCCGAACAAGAAAACGACTTTATGGCCTGCTTTGCTGCTTTTTGGACTGCATACCCAAACAAGAAAAGCAAACAGCGTGCTGTGAAACGGTGGAAAAAAGGCAAGTACAACCTGGCAGAAATTTTGCCTATCCTGGAAAAACAAAAGCGTCTGCGCGACTGGGTAAAAGCCGATGGTCAATATGTACCACGGGCGGATGCGTACTTAAACCAGCGAAGATGGGAAGACACGTTGCCTACCGGGGAAGAAGCATACATACTGGACTTCAAAGAGCCAAAAACCGAAAGGGAAAAAGTCCTGCACAACTGGCTGGCAGCGACTAACCCGGAACTACTCAAAAACGACTTGAAAAAAATAAACAGCGTTTTTGAATTTGACCGTATTTTCTTTGAAAAAATTGTAGCCATCTGCGGCGGTAACGTGCAGCAAGCGTTTAGCGTAATGCGCCACGGGTGGCGGTTAGGATGTACCACAATGCGTGCCATCTGCGAGAGGGCAGCATCTTACCTAGACGAACTGAAAAACGAGGAATACAAAAAATGAGCCAACAAAGATACAAAAGAAGTTTTGGACCCCAAGAAGCAAACAACGCGCCTGCGGCGTTAAATCTGCCGCGCTGCCAGCAGTGTGGGCGCAGCGGCGGTTTAATTTCCCGCCACGTGATGTTAAATTATGCCAGCACGGCGGGCTTCTATACCGTGTGCTACCGCAACCAATGCGTGTATTGCTCCGCTACGCAATACTTTAACCGCACCGATAAAGACGGCCAGCCCTACACCGTGCCTGCGTTTTACGTGTTTGCCTACCCGAGCCAGCGCATTATCACGGAGCGCAGAAACTTTTTACTTCCGCGCGAACTGTACGAAACTGCCGACGGCAAGGCGGATGTGGGCTTAAAAGTGCGCTTCATTGACGCGCTGCTACGCTTGCAGCAGGCCCGCCAAAACGAATACGTTTTTACACTCAAAGAAGTGTGGGAAGAAATGCAAAATGCCGGGTAAATTTCCGTTTCCCGTTTGTTTTATTTCCGGCTTTAACATCCGCCACGGCGTGGCGTTAAGTGCCCGCGCGGGCGTGTGGCTGGTGGACTGCGGAAACGAGCGCATACACGTTTGGCAGGATGATATTTTTTTGGACACTGCGCAAGCACAACACGCATTAAATTTTTTACTGAACTAGAAAAATGCTTAAAAAATAAGGGTTATTTTTTCAAAAAAATGCTTGACAAATGCGTAAAAACTTTTATATGATTTTTTATCTGGTAGCGCATCACGCGCTTTTTGCTGTAAAAAATTTGCTTATAAATAACATTTAACGCTTATTGCCCGTGTGTAAAATCACACAGGGGAATGGGCGTTTTTTATGGCAAAAAAAGCAGCAGAACAACTGCCGGATGTGTTCCAAGAGATAGCAGAAGAAGCCAAAAATCTGCTGTCTAATCACGTACCCACCCCCGACCGCCAACTGATGCTGTTTGAAGAATACGCAGACAGCAACGAAGAACTAAAACACAAAAACCCCAAAACCAAAGAGGGCCTAACCTGGGCGCAAGAAGTATTCTGCCAGTTATGGGCCCGCGGTTATTCCAAAGTAGAAGCATACCGACTTTCCCACCCGAACTGTAAGACCGAAAACTTAAATAACGTCTATCCCAAAGCATCCCGTCTTTCAAAGATGGGCAAGATAGGGGCAAGAAAGGACGCCATAGAAAAGCAACTGGCGGACCGTGCCCTTATGTCCCCGACGGAAGTTTTCCAACGGTTGACTGCCATTGCGCGAGATGGGGGCAAGGATGCCCTGGACGCGCTAAAACAAATTGCACAAATTCACGGACTTTTTAAGCAGGACAATAACCCGGCTTCGCAGCAGGTAATTGTACAGCGCATTGACTTTGCCAATGCGTACTCCTCCACGGAGCAGGCAGCCGACGGCCAAAACAGGGAGGTGGAAAAAACAAAATGACCTCCGTTATGCTTCCAAACAACTGGAAACCACGCGCCTATCAGCTGCCCGTTTTACGTTACTTTGACCAGGGCGGCAAGCGCGCTGTTTTAGAATGGGCCCGCCGCCACGGAAAAGACGACACTTCACTACACATAACCGCCACCCGTGCCTGGGACGTGCCCGGCACTTACTGGTATATGCTGCCGCAATACGCGCAGGCCCGTAAAGTTATTTGGGACGCCGTGGACGTGCACACCGGGCTGCGCCGCATTGACTGGGTATTTCCCAAAGAGATACGCCGCAGCACTAACGACAGCGAAATGAAAATAGTTTTAACCAACGGCAGCGTGTGGCAGGTTATCGGCAGCGACAATTACAACTCACTGGTAGGGTCCGGCTGCGCGGGCATTGTGTTTAGCGAGTACGCTTTGTGCAAGCCCGAAGCGTGGGCCTACTTAAAACCCGTGCTAGACGAAAGCGGCGGATGGGCGATATGGAACTCCACCGTGCGCGGACAAAATCACTTTACCGAAATGGCAAAATACGCCAAAGAACACCCCGACTGGCTCTACTCCAACGTAAAAGCCAGCCAGTCCGGCGTGTTTTCCCCGGAGCAGCTAGTCAAAATCAAACAGGAATACGTGGCAATGTATGGGCGCGAGCAGGGAACAGGTATGTTTCTGCAAGAGTACGAGAACGACGAGAACGCCTTTATTGCTACGTTTAACTCCGTTTTTGGGCAGGGCGCTGGCGAACGCTTGCGCTCCACCCCGCCGTCTGTTCCCGTAGTGTGCCGCGTGGCAGGCATTGACCTGGCCCGTTTCGGTGGCGATAACAACGTAATCTTCATAGCCGACCGCCGCGAAGATGGCAGTATGGTGGAAGCAGACGTGGCCGCCTGGAACGGAACGGATGCTGTATTTACGCAAGGTAAAATTGCCGAGGTGCTTTCCAACGCTGGCGTGAACCAGTGCGCTATGGACGCCGACGGCGTGGGCGGGCCTATCCTAGACAACGTGCGGGCCTTGTGCAATGGGCGCGGCATTGTGTTTGAAGAATACCACAACACAACGACCAGCGGACCCTACGCCAACAAGACCACGCAAGGGTATTTTGAATTGGCCCGCGACGCGGAAAACGGAAAAGTATTTATCCGCGACGACCGCGTGATTAGTGAACTGGGCAGCAGGATGTACGAATTTAACGCCAAAGGCCAGCGCATCTTGCAGCAGAAGAAAGAGTGGCGAAAGGAAAGCGGCAAGTCCCCGGACTTTGCCGACGCTGCCGTTATGGCAAGTATGATTTTGCCACTGCCCCGGCACTTTCACACGGCGGCAGGACTACCCAGTTTTGCCCGTACCGAATATGACGTACTTTAACAGGAGCGAAAGAATGGTAAGCCCACTAGCAGCGATACTTATGCAAGCAAAAGCAGCCGCAGAATTAGGCGAAGAACTGCACCCGCAAATAACCCAGCAGCCAAGAGAGGATATAACTACCTACCTGGCCTGCTGGAATATGTTAAATACGTCTTTGTTTAGTTTATTCTAGGAGGAAGTAAAACTATGTGCGAAGTAGTAACAGCCATTGCCGCCATTGCAAGTGCCGCCGCCAGTATTGGAATGGGTGCTAAAAACGCCCACGACGCGCGAAAGGCACAACGCGAAGCGGACAAACAACAACAACTGGCAGACGCCCGAGCGCGCGCTGTACAGGAAGCCAAAGGCGCGGACCAACAAAGCCGCACCGATACCGAAGCAGCCGACGAGGAAAGACGACGCCGTACTGCCGTGGCCAACAATAACAACGTGCTTATTGCACGCAGTGGCGCCCTGGGCGTACCCAACACCGCCAACACCGCTTTAACAGGAACCGCCACACGTACCACAATGGGGTAACTATGAAACTAGAAGACGCCAAGCGTATTTTCCGTGAAATGAAAGAAACCCGCAGCCCGTGGATGTCTGCCTGGCAGGAAATAGGCCGCTACATTACACCTACGGCGGGCAGTTTTAACGACGACCCGAAAGCAAAACAGGGCAAAAAGATAGACCATAAAACTATCCTTGACAGCAGCGCAGACCGCGCTGTGGCTATTTTGGCAGCGGGGATGATGTCCGGCCTTACCAGCCCGTCCCGGTCCTGGTTTGAACTGATGCTGGATAACGCACCCGAACAGCAGACCGACGGCGTACGCCGCTGGCTCTATGACGTAAAGCAGCGCATTGAACAAGTGCTGGCCAAAAGCAACGTCTATGCTGTGCTGCATAACTTCTACGAAGAAGTGTCCGTATTTGCTACGGCTGCTTTTTTGGTAGAAGAAGATTACGAAACCGTTTTGCACGCGCGGCCCCTTACCATTGGCGAATATATGCTGGGCGAAAATGCCCGCGGCCAAGTGGACCGCTTCGCACGTGAATTTTATATGACTACCTACAAAATGGTAGCGCAATTTGGACTGGACAACGTACCCGAAACCGTACGCCAGCAATACAAAAACCACAAGTACGATATGCTGCACAAAGTGTATCACTTGATAACCCCAAACCCCGACCATAAGCCCGGGGCTATTGGCAATAAAAAGATGCCCTGGGCTTCCCTTTACTGGACCGACGGAGCCGGAAACGGACTGCTGCGTGAGGGAGGTTATGAGGACTTCCCCGTTATTGCCGCACGCTGGGAACTTAAACGCCCTAGCGACGTGTACGGACACGGCCCGGGCTGGACTGCATTAGGCGACGTGAAGATGCTGCAAAAAATGCAAAAGACCAAGTTAGTGGCCCTGGATAAATCAACCAACCCGCCTATGATGGTATCAGCCAAAGTGCAGGGCGAAATCAACCTGCTGCCCGGCGGCATTACACGCTACAACGACACCACCGACGCAGCCGTAAGGCCCGTGTACCAAGTGAACCCGGACATTAAAAGTTTAGAGTACAGCATTGAACAAACCCGCCAACGCATTAGTGAGCAGTTTTTCGCGGATATGTTCTTAATGATTTCTAACGTGGATGCTGGGAAAATGACCGCTACCGAAGTGGCCGAACGGACGCAGGAAAAAATGATGATGCTGGGCCCCGTGCTGGAACGCTTGAAAAACGAACTGCTGGACCCGCTTATTGCCCGCGCCTTTAATATCTGCCACCGCGCAGGTATTCTGCCGGAAGCACCCGAAGAAATACAGGGCAAGGACTTGCACGTGTCGTATATCTCTATGATAGCACAGGCACAAAAAGCCGGAGCCCTTAACACCATCCGCCAGGGAGCCCAATTTGCTGCCGAACTGGCACAAATACAGGCCGCCGCAGGGACCGAAGTATTAGACAACGTGGACTTTGACGGCGCGCTGCGCGAGGGCCTGGCCGCTATCGGCGCAAGCCCCAAAATGATGCGCGACCAGCAGGATGTAGAAGCCGCCCGCCAAAACCGGGCGCAAGCACAACAGGCCGCTGCCCAACAGGCGCAGATGGCCCAAGCCGTACAAAGCGCCAAGACGCTGGCAGACACCCCGCTAAACAACGGCAGCGCCCTGGATGCAATGGTACAACAGCAACAACAAGGAGCATAGCCAACTATGGTAACACGCGAACAGGCCTTAAACCAACGCCGCATTAACGACTGGAAGCGCATATTAAATATGCCCGAGGGCCGCCGTGTAGTGTGGAACTTATTACAGGCGTGCAACTTCCGCACGCACGGCTTTGTGCCGGGCGCCAGCGACGCTACCGCGTTTCATTGTGGGCAAATATCTATCGGCTTATACATTGCCGACAAAATACGCGAAGCCAACTTTTCTGCCCTGGAACAAATGGAGCAGGAATATGTGGCCGAAATCAAACAAATAAGCAAAGAGATGGAAGACGTGGAGGACTTATGAAGAAATTACTAGACGCGCTTTTTGTGCGCAAACTAATGGAACAGGCGGGCGAACCCGCCGACGCTGGCACGGGAGCAGACCCCAAGCCAGCCCAAGACCCGGCGCCCACCCAGGACCCTAAACCCGCCGCAGACCCAAAACCTGCTGCGGACCCGGCCCCAACACAGGACCCCAAACCTGCGGACGACGGCAAAAAATCTTTGCTCGGGGGAGCCGATAAAGACGGCTCCGCTGAACCCAACCCGGACGGCGGCAAACAACCCGGCGACGGAAAGCAGGACCCGCAAGACACCGACCCGTACGAGGGCTTGAAACTCTCTAACGGCGCCCAGGTGGATGCGGCCGAAATGGCCAACTATAAAAAGATGGCCAAAGAAATGAACCTCAAAGCCGAAGATGCCCAGCGCATTTTGGACTTTGAAACACAACGCTTACAGGCCGCACAAGAACAAGCGGCAGCAGCGTGGAAAAGCGAAACACAGCAGAAATACGGCGACCAACTGCCTACCGTACTGGCGACAGCTGCGCGGGCGGTACAGCAATTTGGTGGTAACGAGCTGCGTGATTTACTGGACCAAACGGGACTGGGCAACCACCCCGTGCTCATTGAAGCGTTTAACAAAGCGGGGGCGCTGTTAAAAGAAGACAACAGTGTGCCCTCTAATGGAGCCGCGCAGAGCGACAAGACGTTTAGCGAAGCCCTATACGGCAACCATTCAAACTAACCAAGAGGTAACGAACAATGGCAATTATTGCTGACAAAAACTACAACCTCAAAGATTACGCCGCCCAATTTGACCCGTCCGGCCAAGAGCGTGCTATCGCAGAGGTTTTAAGCAAGACCAACGACATTATCGGGGATATGCTTTTGAAAGAAAGCAACCTTGACAGTGGCCACGAATACGCCGTGCGTACTGGTATTCCTACCGGGACCTGGCGTAAAGCGTATCAAGGCGTACAGCCGGAAAAAGCGACTTCCAAAGTGGAAGTAGCGCGCTATGGCGTTTTGTCTGCCTACTCCGTAGTAGATAAACTTATTGCGGAAAAAGGCGGCAACGTCAATGCCGTACGCAGCGACCAAGCCAAAGCCATCATTGCGGGTATGAGCGACACCGCCGCTTCTGCCCTCATTTACGGCGGCACTGGCGAATTGGAAAAATGCGTGGGGTTAGCCGAATACTACAACCACAAATCTGCTACCAACGCCGCTTCCGCGCGCAACGTAGTAGAGGGCCACGCTTCCGCCAGCAGCACTGGGAACTCCTCCATCTTTTTGGTGGTATGGGACCCGTCCACTGTCTATGGCTTCTTCCCCAAAGGAACCAAAGCGGGTATTTCCCGTTTTGACCACGGCATTGTAACACACGCCGACGCTTCCGGCAAAGAATACCCGGCCTACAAAGAATACTTTGAATGGAAACTGGGGCTTGCCGTGCAGGACTGGCGCTTTGCGGGTCGTATCTGCAACATCAAAGTAGCGGACTTGTCCAACGTGGACTTGTTCGGCGCTATGCAAGACCTGGAAGAAAAAGTACAGTCCTTGTCTATCGGGCGCCCTGTGTGGTATATGAACCGCACCATCAAAGCCGCCTTGCGCAAACAGTTAGGCGCCAAGTCCAACGTGCAATACACGCCTGGACAACCTGGCCAACTGCCGATTATGTACGTGGATGAAATCCCCGTGCACGTCTGCGACGCAATCAGCGACAACGAAGCCAAAGTGGGCAACTAAAAGGAGGAAAAAAGAATATGTTAGATAATACCTTAATTCTTTCCGACGGCCAAGCCGTTACCGCTTCCGCTGCTTCTACCAACGTGGTAGATTTTGGCGGCGGCAACTTGCACCACGGGCTTTACCTCGTTTTGAAAACGGGGACTGCCTTTGCAACCTGCACCAGCGTTACGCCGTCCATCCAAACCAGCGACGACAGCACGTTTTCCAGCCCGGAAACCGTGGCCACGCTGCCCACGTTTGCAGTGGCTTCTTTAACCGCTAACAAGGTACTTGCCAAAGTATGCTTGCCTATCGGCTTAAAGAAATACGTACGTGTGTACTACACCGTGGCTGGCTCCAACGCCACCGCCGGAACTGTTACGGCCTTATTGACCGATAACCCCGGTATTGGCGTAGGCGACCCCGCCGTATTATAACCCAAAACCCCGACGGGGCAGTGCATCTCCCACTGCCCCCAGGGGAAAAGTAAAAGGCAATTATGGCAAACACAACTTCTAAAACCGATATTATAAATTTAGCCCTGGCCAACCTGGGCCAAGATACTATTACGTCCAGCGACCAGGAAACTGCAACCGCCCGGACGGCTAACTTGATGTATGACTTTGTGCGCCGCAATTTGCTACGCGCACACGACTGGGCCTTTGCCCTGCGCACCGCAGACCTGGCACAAAGTGAAACGGCGTCCCCGTTTGATAATAAGCCCTACGTCTATGCACAACCTGCCGACTGTGTGTTTATTAAGAAGATTATTTACAACGGCGTGCCGCAAAAGGTAACGCTGCTGCACCAACTTTTTACCAATTCCAACAATGAAAAACTAATTGCCTGCCCTTTTGAAGCAACCAGCGTACTGTATGTACGCGACGAAGAAAACCCGACTTTGTTTGACCCGGCCTTTGTGGCGTGCTTTGCGCTGCTGCTGGCTGCCGAACTGGCCGTGCCGCTTACGGGCGACACCAACCTGGCACAACTGATGCTGGGAAAATACCAAAGCAAATTAGACGAAGCGCGCATTTCCAACAAAGTGGAACAACTGGAAAAAGGCACGCAGGATAGCGTATTTTTGGAGGCCCGCTAATGCCAATGCACCTTTTACAACCCACGCTTAACGGCGGCGAAGCAGCCCCGGGCCTTTGGCACCGGGTGGACTTGCAGAAATTTACCACCTGGGTACGCCAGGCCATAAACTTTTTTGTGCGCCCGCAAGGCGGACTTTGCAACCGCCCCGGTACCAAGATGCTGGCCGCTGCCAAAAAGAACGAAACCTACACTAAACAGGAAACCGTCAATTTGTATGCGTGGAGCGTAACCGGGTACACCGACCAGTGGATATATTACAGCGAAACCGAAACCCCCACCACGGACACACCGCTTTATAAAAACGACGGCGTAGAACCGACTTGCACCATTACCGCCGTGGACCTTACCAGCAACCCGCCCACCATTACCGTAAGCGACGGGTCCGCTTCGCGCACGGTCCTGCGTATGAACACCTACGACACCACCCGCACCGTTACGCGCACGCTTTACCGCAGCAAAGGAGCGCGGCTTATTCCGTTTGTATTTTCCAAAACACAGGCCTACACCCTGGAACTGGGCGTGGGCTATATCCGCTTTTACACTTCTAACGGGCTTGTGCTGGATGCTAACGATAACGTGTATGAAGTGGCTACCGATTTTACAGCCGCCGAACTGCCCAACATTTACTACTGCCAAGTGGCGGATGTGATGTACTTTGCCTGCGCTGGCCGTGCACCTAAACAACTGGCCCGCTATGGACACACCGACTGGAAGTTTAGCGATTATGACTACAACTACGGACCGCTTAAACTGCAAAACGCAGACGAAAAATTGAAGATTTCTGCCAACTGGAACAGCACCGATAACAAGTATTACTTGACCTGCGAGAATGACGTATTTTGCGCCGAAGACGTGGGCGCCTGGTGGAAGATAGTACACACCTTAAAATCTACCCACTTTCAGCAGTCCTACGGCTCCCAAAGCAGCGTAACCAGCGACCCTATGCTTATGACCCACGAACTGATGGTACAAACTACCGGGACCTGGGCAGGAAGCATTAAGATACAGTACAGCAATGACAAAGACGACAGCAATTCCTGGAAGACGCTACGCGCTATGTCCAGCGTGATGCACTACGACCCGGCAGCCCAGCAGGATATTAGCAGTTTTAACGCCAACGATACCATCAGCATACCTGCGGGTATTTACTGGGTCCGCGTCGTGCCCGAGATTACCAACGGGACCTGCTACTTTACCATTGACTGCGACGAACAGCAAGTGGATATTTTCTACAAAGTGGCCGAGTACATAAGCCCTATGAAAGTGGCCGTCAATTTGATTAACGAAACCAAAGGGCTGGAAACCTACTTCGGCAGCGGCCGAGAATATAAATCGTGCATCCCCACCTTTACCAGCGGGACAGCGCCGTCCGGCACGTATTCTTCTTTGCAGGCGGACTTTTGGCACGCCCTTGATGGAAAGAACGATACCGTATTTACAATGAAGAACAACGCCACCGTGGACCACGGCGGCTTTACCTACGCCTGGCCGTCCGGCTCTGCCGTAGTGATTACCTCTATTGCTATTTTAGGACACAACATAGAGGGCGCCCTGGGCGAAGCCACGCAAGGCGACAAAATTATTATGACGCCTAGCAGCGGCAGTTTTGTAGTGCGAAGCATTGAACGCGGCGAAGAAGTAACCTTTACCGCAGATGGCCAAACCTACACGGAAACCTGGCGCATCTTTAATGTAAAGCCCATTGTAAGCACCAGTATTTCTTTTGCTGTTTCTGCCGATAGCACTTCCAGCAATACTAGCCCCAAGCACCTAGTGCGCTTTGTGGTACGTGGCTACGATTATGTGGCAGGCCAGGAAATTACCATTAACGCCACCGCCCAGTGGAGCCAGGGCGCGTGGAGCACCAAAAACGGCTGGCCTACGTGTGTAGCACAGCACGGCGGGCGTTTGATGTGGGGCCAGGAAGACGGCGTACAAGGTACGCAAATTGGTAACTATAATTCTTTTGCCACCTCCTACCCGCTGGAAGACAGCGACGGCATTTCCACCACACTGCGCGACGAGGGAATAAACGCCGTGAACGCGCTTGCTTCTATGAAAAGTTTATTAGCATTTACGGCTGGCGGCGTGTTTGCTTCCAACTCTGCTGTTATGACACCTAGCGACGCCGGGATGCCTAAACAGTCCGGCGCTGGCGGCGGAGCCGTGCGCCCCGTAGTTATCGGAACGCGCGTACTTTATGTGCTGCCCAAGACGGGAAAACTTTTTGACAGCGCCTATGATTACAGCACGGATGCCTTTAACGGCGGCGACTTGTGCCTTATTGCCGAGCACCTTTTTGAAAACGAACAAGTAGTGGAAATGGCCTACCAGCAAGAGCCCTACGGCTTATTGTGGGTAGTGCTGGCGTCCGGGAAACTGTTATGCCTTACCTACGTACAAAGTGAAAACGTATGTGCCTGGACGCAGATGCAAACCGACGGCCAAGTGGAAAGCGTTTGCTGCATCCCGGGGGCTGTGCGCGACGAACTTTTCTTATTAGTAAAACGCGACGGGACCCGCTACGTGGAAAAGATGGCCGACCGTTTAGCCAGCAAAGCACCTGCCGAGCAGTTTTTTGTGGACTGCGGCAGAACCTACCGCGGCGACCCGGCAACGGCTATTACAGGCCTGGACTATTTAGAGGGCAAAGAAGTGGCCATTTTGGCAGACGGTAAGGTAGTACCTAATCAAACCGTAACAAACGGACAAATTACCCTAACCACCGCCGCCAGCGTGGTACACGTAGGGCTGCCTTATACGGCTGTGCTGCGCACGTTAGCAGGCGACTTAAACACCGACACGGGCAGCGTGCTGGCCAAGAAAAAACGCTACGTAGGCGCGATGGTAAGTTTTATTGACAGCAGCCACGCGCAAGTGGGATGCAAAGAAAGCCGAATGGAAGAATGGCTGCCCGCGTACCCGCTAACCTACGACACTGCCACACAACTAATAAGTGAAGACAAAAGTTTTACTTTCCAGGGCAACTACGAAACAATGCCGTCCGTTATTGTAAAGCAGTTAGCCCCTATGCCGCTAACCATTGCGGCTATTATGCCCAAAGCACAAGTGGGGAACGTATGATACGAATTGCCCGCGCCACCGAAGAACACGCCCAGTATGTAGCCAGCCACCTGCGCGAAAGCGACCGCAGGGAACTGGCCGCAGCCGGACACACGGACCTGGAAGCGCCCGTACTAGAAAGCGTACAAGTGAGCCCGTTTGCCTTTGTGGCCTTACACGACGGCGTGCCGCTTTGCGTGTTTGGCGTGCTGCCCGATAGCGTGCTTTCCCCGCGCGCCCGCTTGTGGATGCTGGGAACCGAAGAAATAAACTTTACCAAAAAGGACTTTGTAAAAACGTGCCGTATGGTAGTAAAGGGCCTGCTGGATATTTACCCCGTGCTTTACAATACCGTCTATGCAAAATATCCGCAAGCCATCCGCCTGCTGCAATTTTTAGGCGCTACGTTTGGCCGTACCGTAAAAGCGAACACGGGCGAACCTTTTTTGATTTTTGAAATACGGAGGGAAAAGTAAATGTGTACTGCTAATAATAAGACCGCCAGCGCGGCCAACGCCACAAATACCACTTCCAAAAGTGCGACAAACTGGCGAACTATTGGCACGGGTTTTGCTATCGGGGCCGGGGCTATGAGCGCTATGAGCGCCTATTCCGCCGGAACAGCAAGCCAGGCCTACTACAACAACCAGGCCGCTACCCTGGAAGCCAACGCGCGCCTGGGCGAACAGGCCGCGCAGCGCCAAATTAAATACGACTTACAAACCGCCGCGCAGCAAGTTAAAAACATACGCCGCGCCGGACGTAAAAACTACGGCAAGCAGTTAGTGGCTGCCGTAGCCAGCGGGCAAGACCTTTCTAGTGTATCTTTCCAGGACGTAGTGCTAGACAGTGCCCGCGCAGAGCAGGAAGACATAGACCTTATCAAACGCCAGGCCGCACACCGCGCCGACGAAATGATGCTGCAAGC